TATACGGGTTCTGCAGAAGCGGGCGGGGCAGTTGAAAGAGGAATGATTGGTGGTGGTATAGGTTTACTTTTCGGTAAAAGAATTGGTGCAATATCTGCAGTCATAGGTGCCGCACTGACAGATGAGAACCAAGAAAAGTTAAAAGAATTAGGTTTAGCATTAGAACCAGCAGGCATAGCATTAAAAGAATCTCTTGCAAAATTAGGTGTTAAGATTCCTACTGCCCAAGAAGCCTTAAATGGTGTAACATCTACTGTAGGCAATGCCATTGAAGGTTTGACTTCTTTAGCAAAAGGAGACTTTAGTGGCTTTGCGGGTCAGTTAGATGACTTAGCACTTTCTTTTGGTGGACTTTTTGCGTTAATGCGTCCTATGAAAAGTTTATCTTTACTTAAGGGAGCAGTGACAGGTTCAGCTAAAGCTCTTGGTACTGGTGTTGCTGCCGTTACTGGTATGAATAAACCTCTTCCAAATGCTAAACTACCTAAAGGAACTGTAATGTCAAAAGCTGGTAACTTGATGAAAGCAGGAGTTGATGGTAAAGCCACTGCAGTACCAGCTAGTGCTAAACAACAAGCCCAAGCTCTCGGAGCCAAGAATGCTTCTTCACTTGCTAAGTTTCCTAAATTGATGAAAGCTTTGAGATTTATTCGAGGTGTTCCAGGTCTTGGCGCACTATTAGGTATTGGTGAAATTGCAATGATGGATCCACCAACAGTTGATGGTGTTGCAGGAGTATTGGGTGGTTTAGGAGGAGCTACGCTAGGTACACTAGCAGGCGGACTAGTGGGTGCCGCAGGAGGTCCAGTAGCATTAGTAACAGCCGCACTTGGTGGTGGCGTTGGTTACTTCTTAGGAGATGCTTTATCTAAGGGCTTAGCTCAAATGTTGATGGGTAAAAAGGTAGATGCTTTTCCTGAATGGTCTGGGCTAAACGGACTCTTTAACGGAAGTCAGGAACCAGAATCACAGTTGCCTTCAGCTTCTACTAGTACACCAACTTTAAGCTTAGATGAGAAAGCTAACGCGGCAGAAGCTTCTGCATCAAGAGTTAAACCAACTTTAAGCTTAGATGAGAAAGCTGCCGCGGCAGAAGCTTCGTCATCAAGAGTTGATCCAAGTTTGGCTAGAAGACAAAGTAGTGTCTCTCCAACTCCAAGAACAACAGCTTTACCAGCTAATGATTTTGCCGGTAAAGGCAGCGTTGCAATTGATGCGTCTACTGTTAATAATACTACTAACGGAAGCAGTACCACAGTAATAACCCCACCGGTTCCAAGCGCAAACAATCACTTAGACCCGGTGAGGGAATTTAGTTTTCCTTAGATATTAACCTTCGTTTGCCAGTTTAGCAAAGTAAGACATTGTATCATCATCATCTTGAAGATTAACTTCTTCAGCGGTGACTGGTTCTGCCGCTTTCATAACTGGCTGTGGTGCAGGTGTATTCATCTGCATCTCTTGCGCCATACTAGGAGCACCCATAGAACTTTCTTCACCTAAAACCTTTGCTAGTTTAGCTTTTAGTTCATCATAAGATTTATAGTTCTTTGGGTCAGTAAACTCTGCCAGGTTATGAATAGAGTTATAGACTGTCTCTAACTTAGCTTCATCAGATTCATACAATGCTGAAGCACTGGCAAATTCTGATTTATCATAGTTACGATAACCTTCGACTTGGCGAATCTTCAGTTTGAAGTTAGCACCTTCCCAAAAATCAAATGGGTTAATTGCCTTTTCGTCAGCGAATGATGGTTGCATTACATCCATAATTTTATCGAAGATTTTCTTACCAAACTTATAGAGAACAATCTTACCTTCGTTTTGAGGAGAAGATGGGTCTTCTACAACAAGAGCATTGACTACGTAGTGAAGTCTTCGCTTTTGTTTGCGGGCAGTTTCTTTATCTTCTTCGAGCCCAGTATTCCACAGCTTTGAGTTGAGTTCGCCAAGTGGATCAGTCTGACCAATAGAAGTAAGGCTGTTTTCGATATACCACATACCTGTTGGACCCTTGAATCCGTGGTCCCAATATCTTGCCCATGGCAAGTCTTGACCTTCACCTGCTGGTAAGAATCGTAAGACTGCATATCCATTACCTGCCTTATCTACTGTTGGTTTCCAGATACGGTCATCACCGTAGTTCTTTTTCTCACCAGTACCACCGCCTACTGCTTCTGCGGCTTTTACGAGTTGAGAGATGTCGGCTGTGCCTCTACGGCTTTTTAGTGCGTCAAATGACATAGTTATATTATCCTTATATTACTGAAATATGATTTTGTATATTGTAGCATAGCTACGCTGAAATGTAAAGTTATTTATATCTGTTTTATTCAAAAAATGCAGAGTCCAAAGAACTTTGTTTTGGTAAGAAATTGAGGTTCATTGCTTCTGCCTCAACCTTACCCTTAATGACCGGAGATATAAATTTACTTACATCTTCTGGTTCAATATCGTTTTGGTCACATAGATGTAGAATGGCTTCCATGTATGGAACTTTTAACTCTATGACCGTGTCCTCAACAAGCCTAGTAAATCTATTCTTGTTGAGGAAATTATCCGCGACTGCTTCTGTCATTATTTATCCATTACCCTTAATATGATTGTTTCACTATTGATTCGCCCATTGGGGACAGTTATCTTAGTCGTAAGCTTTTCAAACTCTTTTTTAATTTGAGTATAGCTCTTAGACAGAACAACAGGTAAGACATCGTGAGGTTTACGAAGCCTAGTAGACCGACTGTTCACTGGGTCAAAGTTTTGAAGCGTAGTACCTTTCACTTCAAAGCCTTTGGCATTCTCAGTAACATACTCTGTTAGAGATTTGTACTTTGTATTGAAAAGAAATAACCTCGTGCTACCGATTATCTTAGATGGAGGAATTGAAACTAACTTGAATTCAGTATCCTCTTTCTTGTACTTGACCTTACTGACTTGCTTATCAGCAGGACGTGGCTTCTTACTTCTGACTGCACGATTAGCACGAGCCGCAGACGCAATTGCATCTAAATCAGATAGCATTTGTTCACACACCTCAACACGGTTCTTAAGTTGTTTAGGTGTCAAGTGTGAGTAACCTTCTACAGCTTGTTCGCAACGCTTGAGTAAAGCATCCTCATAATCTAGCAACCAAGAAGACACCAATAAACGAACAGGAGAGACTGATGAGCCAGCTAGTCCGTGTTTCTTGAATAGAGCATAGAGGTCAATGGATGGGCTCTCACCATTCATCCAACAGTCTTCTAAGTCTAACAGGTCTTGCATAATAGTGTTACTAATTTTATTAGCAAGTCTCTGGTGTGGAGAAAGTGTGATTACATTAGTTGCTTTTTCTACAACTGCAGTCTTCTCAGCCATAATAACACGACCAGATTCTAATAACTCACCAAGCCACTTCTTTAAAGAAGTTTCCCAGTACGTAACCTCATCAGTAACTGGTAAACCATAATTTAACCAGTATGCAATACATCCATAATGACTGTACATAGTGAACTTGTATTCTGGATTAGCTTCGATTGCTTTTGCATCAACCTTAGTGAAGTTATTCTTTACATAACTTTTGATAGAAGATGCACATTCTTTTTTGTCCACTTCATTATGAAAGTAGTACTTGGTGGCACCGTAACCCTTATCAGTAGGAGCGGCACCAATACCAGATCTCGCTCTACTACGAACAACTTTTTTCTTTTTAGATTTTAGAATAGCCATATCAATCTCTCTCCATAACAAAGTTATTTCTCATTGTTTATATATCCTAGCACACTTTTAGGTCTTTGTCAAGTAAAAAATGCATTAAATCAAAAATTATTTTGTAAACCACTCAACATCTAAGTCTAAAATTCTAACAGAACCCTTTTTTATAGGAGCAATATTCACAGGAGATTTATTAACAGCGGCAATACTGAATGACATTTCGAATGTGAATTGATAATTACCACCGCCTTTAGCTTGAACTCTGGCTCTATAACCAGCCTTAGCTGATGTCCCAAATCTAGGTACACCTTTTAATTTTAATGGATTATTATTGCCTAGTAGATAAAAGCCGTGTGTACCAACATTGACATAATAAGTTTTTTTCTTGTTATAATAGTCTTCGATCTTACTTGCAGGAATCATGCCCTTAACTTCTTTGAATCTGGCAAGCTCCGCTGAATATATACCGCGCTTATCTTTATCTACAATCTCTGCCTTTAGTTCTGCGCTTTTTGTAAATTTATAAGGTTCATTTTTCCATTCTTTTGCAATGGTATCTAATACGCCAACTTCTTTTGCAAGCTCCATCACAAACAATTTTTCATCGTTGCTTTCAGTGGGACTACCTATACTCCACTTACCAGCATCATATTTCATTACAAGAGAGCCAGCAGAAGCCGCAGTAATCTTCAATTCACAACCAGCTTTGATACCATTTTTTTGAAGCATGATATCAGGTATATCAGAGCCAGCTCCAGCTGGTCGAAAATCTTTAGGTACGATACCTAATGGTTTGAGAACATCAACTGCATTCTTTTCATACTGAAAGCCCTGTTGTGCAGTTCCACCAGTTGATTCGCCAATATAGGTAATTAAGCTTTGCATTACTTTCTCCTAGAATATATTACTTCTATTTATAATGAAAAGAAATTACCCTCTCCGCATACGTGCAATCTCTACCGCATCGTTACTATCTTTTCTAATAGGCACACTATTAGATTTATGAAGGGTGCCAATCCCAGCAAGCTCATTTCCAGTATACTGATTAGCCTTACGCTTACCTTCTACTCGCATAATGAGGTCGCTGGTGGGCACGGACTCGGACACGGTATAAGAAGGCATGTCAGTAACCTTCGCCCTACTATCACTTTTCACATAACGAAGACGCGAGAGGAGTTTAGCTATCTTCTGTTCTTCTGCAAGAACTGCCGCAGTCTTTTTCTTAGACTTGCGCTTGCGAGTTGATATTGTAGTCATACCGCGAACGAGGTGCATAGTCATTACTTAATAATTCCTCCTGTTTTTGGAATAACAATACTTGAAGTCATCTGTTGATATTGATTTGCCAACTGCTCAATAGTATTGATAATAAATAAAATATTATTTTTATTGAATTGAAAATTGCCTTTAGGTTCTTCCCCGGTCATACATATACCAGGTACCATTGCAATGCCTTCTTCAGTAATCTGTACCATACGAGGTTTATTTACCGTGATTGTCATATCCTCTTCTACTACAAGCTTACCTATAACTTCAGCCCCGTTAATAAATACAACGGTTACTATATCATCTTTTTTTACCACGACCATGTCCTTTTGCTGTCATATCATTTATACGTTCTTGTAAATACTGACGGACAGTCTTTTGAATGTCGCTGTATTCTCCGTCAGTAATTACTTTCATTCTTTCAAGTTCGCCTTCAAATACTCTTACGGCACTCATACGATCACTTGATAGATTTTCCATCAATGTTTATCCTTATTGAACAGTTAAAGTCGTTTCTGGAACAGGAGCAGGCATGTGTTCAGGAAGATTAGAAATTGCATCCGCAATAATACTTACATCCTTACGCTCAGCATCATTCATGGCATTGACTTTAGCATTTAGTTCTGACCATGCAGACTTCGCTTGAAGCTTAGACAACAAGTTATCTTGTTGAGCCAAACGATTTACCATAATTTTAGAAGCTTCTGAATCAGTATATTCAAGAAGAACATACGCACGATACTGTGTACCGTTTGGTACGATAGAAGTTTCTTTTACACGATAACCTGCAACATCTGCATCTGCGATAATGTTGATGGTCGCTTGCTCAAACTCATGGGTAAGTTTATTTGCAAAATCATCTGCACCAACTTTACCTTTGAATGTTTTCATTTGAGAACGAAGTTTTGAATCGATGCGGTCAGCAAGGGTTGTCTTGGCTGACAGTGTAGCAATATCAACTGCTAACTGCAAGTCAGGCGTGATAGCTGTACCAACAGCATAGACAGCATCATCTTCGGATGGAATTGATGTGTACCATTTTGGCATAATGTCAATTTGATTTTCGACTTGTTGTGCTTTATATTCGAATTCAATCTTTGACATTGTAGAATCAGGTGGGACTTGACTAGAACATGCACCTAAACTTAGTACTGCAACAACAGGCAGTAAATTCATATTTTTCATTTTATACTCCATTAAGCATTGCGACAATATTATCGCGTAGACCTGAACTGACAATCAGATCCATAATTTCAGATTTATAGTTCACAAAAACTATTCCAGATAAAACACCAAGTGAATAGTTAATCATTACAAAACTCCTATACTCACTAATGCGCTGAAGAATTTAGAAACACCTTGAGATTCTTCTTCAACACCAAACAAGAAGTCACCAACACTTTTGTTTTTAGCAGGAACTTCTTTCTCAACAATAATCACCTCAGGTGGTGGTGAATTGCTACAATCATATCTTTCAATTGCTGTAATATGTGTGCCATCTTTATACTGGACTTCTTTAGAATAGAAGCACTCTTGTGCTACTGCAGGATTGCAGGCACTAATCCCAGTCGTTATCCATAGCAACAGTATCGCGCATTTTTTCGCCATAATATTTCTCCGCATATTGAGGTGCATCTTGATAATGATTATAATTTTCATCCATTTTGGAAATCATATCATCAAACTTTTTACGCTTAGGTTTATCAACGTCATCTACATAATTACGAACACGAGTGGCACCAGCGGCAAGCCTTGCTAACATAACTTTACGTCTCTTAAGACGAGCAGAAGCCGCACGAATTGCTGTCATACGCTCTTCGTATGTAGAATTTTTAGTGATAACAATATTTTTCATTAAACAACCTCAAGGCTTTGGCTAATTGCAATCGCAACGCCAGTTTCAAACATTTTACGTCCAGCATCATCTGTCTGGAAACCATACTCGGTAGCAAAGTCCATGCTACTGCTGAAATAACATTCTTCAGCAATGCCGTGTTCTGTTACCCAGCTTGCGACATCTTCGGCAGTATCAGCCCGACGATAAATGTCACCGAAATCAGTTGCAATGTACAACTCAATACCGCCAGCAAGGGCGCTAACAAATCTGATACCATCGTCAACATTTTCGTTGCGAATTTTAATTTCAACTTCTTTAGTCATCACGCCCACTCAACCTCTTCATACATCTCATCACTTACAATTTTTACCCACTCAACAGGAACGCCGAGTTCTTTTGCAATATTTAATTGTACTATTGAATCGAGTGATTGCTGTACATCTACTTGATTATACATATAATCAACTAGAGCTTCGAAAATTTCAATGTGTTTGTCACTCATAATATAACCTCTCTTCTCATTGTCTGTAGATGGTAGCACACTTTTTGGTGTTTGTCAACCACTTTCTTTTACATTGCCATCTTTTTTGCAATGTATTTGAAGAAGTGCATTATGTCACCATTTTTGAAATCAATCTCAACCAAACGATTTTTCGTCATCTTTTTGGTATCAGGATGAAACACCTTAATTTGTTCGACCACTGCTTCCAGGGGAATCATATTCATGCCGTAGACAGGTCCGTTAACTTCGAACATATATTCTAAGTCCAAACCTTTTTCTTCGATCAGCGTGTCAATCCATTTATCAAAAGTCATAATTTCTCTCTTTCTCAATTTTCATCATACATATAGTATAGCAGGAAAATTGGAAATGTCAAGCATTATTTTCAATTAAAATGAATTATTTTACGATTTATAGATGTTTAATAGGTGAGTTTCAAACTCTTCTACTTTATCAATCCTGTTTGGCCAAAGAATATAATCTTTCTCTGGGTTCTTTTTAAGATTGTTTAGAAGAGGAATGATTGCGTTGTATAGTTTGTCAAGCTTTTCTTGATTAGTGTTAGCTTGTACTTCTACATCGCCTTTTGCTTTTTGTGCATCCTGTACAGCCTGTAGTTCATATTCGTCTACTGCGGTGAAACCAAAATCAAAATCATCAGACATGACCATTTCTCCTTGCGTTCATATATTGTACGAAGGCAAGCCAAGCTATAATAGCCCAAAAAGTACTGTACAGCAACCCCTGGCTAATTGTGTAAGCAAAGGTGCTTATTATCAAATAATCATACCACTTCAGCATTCACTTCTCCGTAAGAATCTAGCCTGAGCTAACCGTGGCTCAGGACGCACTTATTACGGAGTGACCCGTAGTCAAATTTAGCAGAGCCAGTGTATAAATGCTGGGTGCATTACTATTTATATTGGTGATTCCTGCAGGATTCGAACCTGCGACCCACAGCTTAGAAGGCTGTTGCTCTATCCAGCTGAGCTAAGGAACCTACTGTTGCACACCTACTTCGAATACCCAAGTTACGCTATTGGCTGTACCGGTATTATTGATTTCAGTGACATAATCGGTAACTACTACTTGTTCGACTTGTTCGGTTGCTACTGGCGGACTATGAATTGCGTCATCATTATAATGATCTACTGCCATAGTTGCGCTTGCCGCGGCTAATGCTAAAATAATAAAGTCCATATTATACTCCGTGTTAAAAATTAGAGCCGCCTCAATTGAGTTTGACTTTTGCTAAGCGGAAAGGAAACGCTATCTGCTTGGTGTCGGCAACCAATTGCATTTAGGGACGCTCTACTGAAAGAGAGAGGAGAACAGGAGCATCCCTAAATTACTTTTACCATACCCACTCAATCTCAACACCGAATTCTGGTTCTTTTTCATCTTGTTGAGTGGTATGGTTGAATCCACTATTATAGTAAGTTTGCATATTGATAATCTTTTTACCAGAGTTGGTGTACTCTTCTCTTAATTCTGCAAACTTATCTGTTAAACTTACACCGTCACCATTGTATTCATCATATGAATGAGTGGTGAAATAAGAACCAAACGCTTCTGTGGTTCTTACCGTCATGCTACCTCACGATTACAATTGAATTCGGCATAAGCTACATCCAAATCTTGCATTGTGGTACAAAGGCTTAGCAAATATCGAGCATTGCCCTTTGATGTTAAGCCAGCAATATAGTCAAACAGACCATAGTACTCCATCTGGTACTCGTACTGCTCGACAGTAGTAATACCCTGATCTGCCCAATGTGCTGGATCACTGACAGTCATGCCGTAGTAAGAACCAGGGTTCTCATCCATCCACTTCTGACCTTCAGCATTCTTAGCTTCGATGTGGGACTGCAGTAGCATTTGTTCATTTGTAAACATAATTATTTTCCTCTCTTCTCATGTTCTACAATAAGCTCTTGAATCGCATTAGCTTGAGCAAGTGCAAGGTTATGAGCAAAAGCATATGGTCCTTTCGCATCTAATCTAATATCTTCTTTAACCGTATGGGCTAAATTCCGAGCGGCGACAAGTAACTCACCGTATTTAAATGGATACGTATCTTTCATAATTAAACCTTTGCTGTCCAATACTCATTCCAGCATTCAGTAGCAACCTCTGTGATAATTTTACCACTGATATAATCAGCTAGTTTTTCGTCTAGCAGAGACACAAGTTCACCAAGATGATCACAACCGCTAATCATATCAGTAGTAATAGCATCTTCAACATCTTGCTCCATAGCCATTACACGAAGTGGTTTATCAAACGAATTTTTCATAATTTTCTCTCTTTCTCTATTTTCTATATATACTATAGCACAGATTTGCTACAATGTCAAGCATTATTTTACTTTATTTCCAATATAAAGTACCATCTTTAATCTTTTTCAATGTTTCGTGAAGCGTTACTTCTGTGTCATCGAAGTAAATTCCAATTCCATCAGCATGGTCATCACCGTAGAAGTTACCAAGAATATCTTTTGTTGTAGCCTCAGTGATAGCGCCTTTCATGCCTTCATCGTTTTCCCATTGAATGTCAATACTAATGTTGTCTTGAGCGATGATAACACCTTCACCCATAGGATTGTATCCACCCCAGTTCCCGATAACTCTTTTACCAACTAAATTTTCCATCAAGACTTCCTCTCTTTCTCTATTGTCTATACAGTATAGCAGGAATATCCAGAAAGTCAAGTAAAAAATGCATTTAATTTAAACTTTTTTTAGCCTCAATTAGTTCAGCGATTCGCTTGTATGCGTTTTGCAATTGTTCTTGTAACTCATAAACATTTTTTTCTAGAATTTCAATCCGACCATCTTTATTCATAAGTTCTCTCCGATATGTTTCGTTTTCTGATTCTTCCATTTGATTAGTAATTCCTCTTGTAGTTTATAAGCTTCTACTTCCCAGGGCAATTTCAAGTATTCATCTCTTGTTTTATAAAAATTTATTTCAGAAAAAAGTTCTTTTCTGATATATTGTTTCACATGGACCATTTCATGAAAAATTGTGGTAATAAAATCATCACTAACGCCTAACTTCTTATCCACTTCTATCTGAAATACTCTATTATCTGTATCTAGGCATGTGCCTTCATAGACTGTTAGCTTTTTAATTATAAAGTTAATTTCACAGTTCACGATTCTAGGCATCAACTCCAACCAAGCAAAAGATGCACAATCTAGGGTAAGCTTTCTTTGACGTTTACTTCCTCCCTCTATAAAAATCACACTACATTACGCCATCAGCTGGTGGTTTCCACCCTACAGATTCGTCCTTTTCTGGCTTACTTTCTATTCTGCCATACGTCTCAATATGAACATTGTCAGGTACTTTAAACTTAAGATTATTATGCTTATGGTGAATGATAAAATCAACAGGATGTTCACCACCCTTTTCACTGAAATCTTTGAACATGTTGTTCCAAAGAGGGCGCCAGTTTGTTGTCAGTCTATTATTGTTCATACCACCACGATCAGAACTAATAAAAAGATCTGTGTAACTTCTTAAATTAAAATCAAATATGGAATCAAAGCCATACATATGAATACGTTCCGCTTTGAGATGTAGAGCCGCAAAGTAAACTGCCATATGACCACAATTCAAATCAGTGAAGTTTGCGGCATACTTTGGAAGCTTGGTGAAGAACATTTTAATCTGGTGAGATCTTTTCATATGAAAATTGGAATTCTTTTCCATATACACTTTAGGCCTTGCACCGAGAATCCATTCACCTGGTACATCAACATCGCCCTTATGAATAGTATGCATCATTTTGAAATCTACGATGCAAGATGCATAGCAATTTTCAATAGGGAAAGGTGCTTTATTACAAGCAAGCTTCAACCCTTTTCTTGGCGCTTCATTATAAAATACCGCTGAATCACCGTTTCCAATCACATGTACGGTTTTAGGCATTACTGATTACCTCTTGAATTTTCATAAGACCTCTAATTCTATCATTGCCTTTTTGACCAGTCCAATGCATGATTTTCTTATCTTTACTATCTTCACCATCATTTTCAATCTGAAGTCTTAACCAATTATAAATGTTTGGTAACTCTTTTATGTATGTCATTTTTGTAATAGGATTTAATATACTATGTAAAACTTCTTGGTCACCAACCACTGGATTATTCTTACATTCTTTAGCCCACTGTGTAAGAATTTCTGGTTTACCCTCAAAGCCGACTACACCAGAATTGTGCCATTCTTCTTTTCGTCTAAGAAGCCATGGTCTATCAACTGCCATCGATAGCTTGTTTTTTTCTATATGATTAAAAATGCCCTCGATGTTGCCTAACACTTGACAATCGGTATCTAACCATACACCCTTCTTCGCAGGAACATTAGACATTGCAATTGGTTTATAGAACCAAGCTTTAGAATTTTCGCTTTCTTCTTTTTGCATATGCATAATGCAATAAACATATGGATGATTGTCAACAAATTTTAGCATAGATTCGCTCATTCCGAAATCTGCAACGCAAAGCGAAATAGTATTATATTTTGAGTAATTCTCAATAAACCATGGTAACTGCCATTCAGTGTTTGTGTCGCATCCAGTTATAACGAGTTTTTCTTTAATTTTAGGCATCAATTATCTCATACTTATCATTGTTGTTATGCTTTGCACTACAACCTGTTTCATTCTGAATTGTTGTAAAGCTATCGGCAGCCATACATACCCATGGATAATATTCTTGAAGCCAAGGGAAATTGTGTGTGCCTAAGTATATATCAGTAGGTTGAGCAGACTTAGAAGCTTCGTCAATAAGAATCTTTGCGCCTTCTGGTTTTACCATATAGCCATGAGCACCAACAAAGTATCGCTTCTGGATTAATCCATCAACACCCAAATTCATAGGAGTATTAAAACTACCATAAGATGGTTTAGAGAATGTCATAACTTTATCAAACTCAACATCAACTGGAACTTTACCTGTAACGATAGCATCATGTTCAAATATGGCTATTGTTTCATTTAAATCACGAGAGCGTTCCCATAAAGAATAGTGAGAGATGAAAGCGGACATGCAATTAAGAGGACGAGAATACTTCTCTCTGAACCCTCTAGGGTCAATACTACGTTCTTCTAGAAAGTTAATTGGACCATCATTTGGAGTAAATGCACCAAACATCTCTATAGTTAATCCATTCTTAGCACCAGATTCGATACATTTCTTTGCAGACTTGACCGATTTTGGATTATCGATAATTGTAATTACATATGCTTTCATTTAGTTCACCGTAGTTGAGGGCAAGCCTTGTACCCTTGTAAAATATGTCCTAGTAACCCCTAAACGAGGAATAAGTTGTTTACACATAATAGCATCATTTGGCCATAAACCATATTCTTTTACTGCTTCAATTAAGTTCTTAGCTCCAGCTTGTTTAATTATGTATGCTGAATTTCCAGCAAGACCTTGCGGAATATTAAACTCATCGATAGTTGGAACAGGTTGAATCCATGCAGAATTTTCTTGAATGAGGTCATGATACTTATGTGCTTTTCGTGTAGCTGCCGCTGGACTATTAATGCCAACAATATCATAGTTTGATTTTAATATTGATTTGAAATCTAATTTATGTAGAAAAAAAGAATCATGTTCTAAGATAAGTAGTGGAGTATCTTCTTTGAGACATTTGTTCCATAGTAACCAATGGCTCAATGCACATGCAATACGAGTTTCTGGGTTACTTGTTGCATATGCAGACTTTACCAGACCTGACTTAATATCAGTCTGAGAACCAGACCACGGATAATTCCATTTCAATCCATTACCCAACGTTATAGCTTTTACCATACCGGGCATAATAGCATCAAACTTATTAATGTTAAAAGAATTATTTACTTTCCTAGAAGATGCTTCTAAGTTCTTAACGCCCTTTAACGAAACTTCGTTATTAGCCATCGTAATTACATATGCTTCCATAATATTAATTTTTCTTCAATACTGTGTAACCAACATTCTTTTCACCGCGTTCAATAATTTTCCAGTCAGGATTTGTTTTGCAAAACTCGGCAAGGCACCTATAAAGTGAATCTAGAGGATTATCTTGTGCGATTGTTGTGTCATGAGCAACGATATATTTTGTAACAGTAGGTCCATGTAACATTAATTCTTGTTCCATATGAGATCTTTTATGTAAAGAATCAATTACCAGCATGTCCACAGCTTTGTGTGATAGTGAGGCAAGCGAAGTAGAGTCGGCTTCTTTCACTACAAGTTCGATGTTATTTTCTTTTGCATATGGTTCAGCAAGAGACTTTAGTTTCCAACGATACTTTTCATGATTGATATCAATCAATTCCATATAAGATGGAATCTTATCACCTGTCATTGCGGCAGCCGCGCTTGCGCCCTGATGTGTTCCAATTTCTTTATATGAATCACAATTCAATAGATAGAATCTGATTGCATCGTGCATAGCACAATAGTCTTCGCCATGAAATTCTTCTTGCTGTTTACGAATGTCATCATAGAATTCTTGTACAGTTGTTACATGATTAATATCAGCAGTTAACATTTTATATTCCTTCGTGATTTAATGCATCGTAGCACATTTCTTCAAGTGTTTTAGTTTGCTTGAAATACTTTGAAGAATATGGTACGGTTGATATAGCAATGTCACCTTCTCGCCTGGGGCCTTCTACAACTTCAAACTGAGTATTAGAAACACTTCTCATAGTATCTATCACTTCTTTAACAGAGTTTCCTGATGGTACACCGAGACAATCTATTGCTTCAGTAGGCTCATTATTCGTAATTTTAATAAGAGATTCTACAATGTCTGTTACGTGGGTATAGTTACGAATTGTCGTACCATCTCTTGTAGCATAATCTGTTCCATAAACATATAGCTTATCAAACATACCATTTGCAACTGCGGCAGCTTTACGAATAAGATGGCTGTACTCATCATCAAATTTAAAGAAACCATTATTGCCGCTTACATTATAGAACCTTACAATGCTATGCTTTTCTTTAAACTGTTGAGTGATAAGCTCACCACCATACTTTGTGTTAGCGTATGGAGAGGAGATAGGGTCAAATGCAGAGCCAGTAGAACAATAGATGAAGTGATCACAATTTGCATATTCAATGACATTTTTTGTACCGACCACATTTGTTTCATAGTATAGCCATGGGTCATTAACAGACTTAGGAACGCTGTTGGCAGCGCCAAGGTGTACTACTTTATCAAAATCACGATGAGAGGGTACAGCACCACCTGAGGCTGAAGAATGTGTCATTCTGTTTCTAAAGTCCCATGGAATTACTTTTGAACAGAATTTTGTAATATCATTCTGATCCATGTTAAAGTCTGTAGCAGTAACATCATGACCATGTTCTGCCGCAAGTTCTACGAAATGAGAGCCAATATATCCAGTTGCTCCAGTAACT